AATCAGTCTTAAATGCAGCAACAGGACCAACACCAGCAGACACTGCTTCAAAAGCAAGAGACTTACGAGTGATGGAAGTTGCCTTAATGCGCATCTGTTCTGGGTCAAGTTTTTGACCATTAAGAAGACTCTCTTCAGAAACCTGCTTCAATGCTTCAGCATAACGAGTATTCCAAACATCTTGCACACCAGGAATACCGATGTTACCACCAGATACAGAAGCCAAAGCAGACTTCATCCAACTGTTAAGTGGAATAGCATTGGATACAATAGAGCCACCAACACTTGTTGATTCCTGACGAACATAGAAAGGCATAATGAACTTGTTGGTGAATTCATCAAAATTCATACCAGTAGTACCTTCGATGAACTTGCTTAAACCATCTTGCTGTGCAGCCTTCTGCAAACCTGCAGTAAGAACCGGTTGAACAATAGGACCACCAAGAGTTGGAAGAACAGGGTACTGACCCTGTGTAATAATATCCAAACTATTTGGTGAAGTTCTAATACTTTCTTTACCAGTAAAGTCACGAAGGATTTTTGGCAAACCAAAGATGATAGAATCTGTTGATGAATTACTTTCCCATGGATGTCCAGCAGGAACTAGTTCACCTTGTTCATCGTAAACATAACCAGAACGATATGGTGCGTTGTAGGCTTTAGCCAAGAACACAGCAACCTGTGGGTTACGTAAAGTTTGACCTAACCAGAAACGACTAGAGTTCTGATGAGCCATGTAGAACGGTGTTAGGAAGCGCATAAAGCGACCTGGGTCAGTGTAGCGCTCAACACTGTAAAGTTTGGTCATCAATTCTTTGTAACCACGGTTAGTTGCGGTTTCTTGGATTGCATCTTTACGTGAAAGAATCCAAGCACTGATATCACTATCAGACATACCACGACGTTTGCCTTCGGCTTCCATACGCTTGGCAATAACCTTGGCTTCGTTTTCGTAAACCATGTTAAAGAATGGGTGACGCACCAAATGGTCTTCTGGCATAGTTCCAACAAAGTTAAATACCTTTGAAACCATGTTCTTGTAAAGATTATCGATGCGTACGCTTTCGATTTCCTTAGTTGCCATAACATCGTGACGGTTACTGTAGGAAATACTTAAAGAATCCTCAACAGTTAAACCATTTAATGCTTTTTGGTGTAAGCCAAGGTACTCTGCACCAGTTTCAACATTGTATTTAGGCAAATGCTGTGTAATCTGGAACAATGCTTCATTAACTAGGTTATTAACATTGTAAAAGTCTGAACTCATGGCTTCGCCACGGTTAACAATGTTCTGACGAACCTCTGTTTTCCAGCGAATAGCCTCATCAGAGCCATCTGCAATCCACTTTAGTACATTATCTACGGCTTCCTTCTCGGAAAAGCCATTAGCAATGTCAGTTACCATGCGACGGCTAGCAGCATCACGCATAATAACGTTGTTTACGTAGTCAGCATGAGCATTAGCCCAGTCTTTTTCTGCACGAGATACGATACGACGTGAGAAACCAGCAGTTAGTAAGCCGTGAGCAGTTAATCGCCTATCATCAGATAGAACACCTGTGGTAGAAGCACGAGAACTAGTAGCATTGCGGAGCATATCGTCATGACGACCAGCAAGAGACTGGTTAATGAACACACCGGGATGGATTTCTACGTGGTCTTCTCTGCTGTAAGACTTAACAATCTTACCACCAACAGCACCTTCTCTGGAAACGTTCATTAGTTCGTCACGCAAACTAGCACGCTTTACCAAAAGACTGTTTGTCAAGTCAATGTGAGTTGCAAGACGCTCTAAACCAAACTTGGAAGAACGAATAGCGTTATCTACAGTTGCTGCGCCAGTCTCTTTAAGAGCATTGACATCATCTAAAGCCTTCTTTATAACAAGACCATAGTTGGAAAGTGCCTGTGCAATATCAACACTATTTGCAGTGTCAGCAATAACAGATGCTAGTGAGTAGTCACCAGATGCTAAAGCAGTAATGAATTCACCAGCAGGACCCTCAGGTACGCTTGGGGTAAATATTTCTTTACCAACATTATCGCGAAGGAATGCTGCAGCCTTATCTGCTTCAACATTCTTGCTTGGCTTGTATGTTTCAAGTTTACCAAATGGATACTTCATCCACTCAATACACATTGTTACACCGTCTTTAGACTTGAACAATTCCTTTTTAACATCATCATCAAACTTCTTGCGAAGATTCAAGATAGCATCTTTGCCAGGTTCAGTAATGTCACCTAGTTGCTTCTTAAGACCAAGTTCAGTTTCAAGCATGGTTTCATTAACAGCATCAAAACGCTTAGAAGACTTCTTCATTTTCTTGCGATAAATTCTATTATTAACAGTCCGCTCAATCATTCCTTTATCTGGAATGATACCAGCCTTAAACATGTCAGTCCAAGAGTAACCATTGTTTACACTATAGTCAGCCATGCAAGCAATCATGCGAAGCCAACCTTCACCAACGTTACGGCTGGTGTACTTTAGGCTCATAAGAGTTACTGGTTTCCACAAGTAAGTGTAGAATGAGTCTAATCCCTCTTCAACAAGGTCGACCATAAGTTTTGCGTTGTTCTGAACACCTTTACCAAAACCTGTTGTTCCACCAATGGCACTTGTTTCAGCGTTATCCATTGCCTTTCGAACATCGGTTGGAGACCAGTTTTGTTCAACAATAGACTTAACAACATTACCAAGCAGTTGTGGATTCTCAGACATAATTTGGTCCCACAACTTGAAGTCATAACTGAAGTGAATATTTGGAACCTGAGTTTCAAACAATGGAGTTTCCTGCATTGCTTTACGAACAGCAATACGGTCAGCATCTGTTACAATGCCATCACCACGAGTAACTGCACGCTCTAGTGCACTTTTTTCCACAAGGTCATGTAAGTATGCGTGTGAAACATAATCACCAGAAAGACCATCAACAACAGTGTAGTTCTTATCTAATGCTTTTTCGACCTCGCGTGCCTGAGCACGGCGAGTAGAATCAATTAGTTTGCGAGTAAAAATCTGTACAGATTCAAGTTGGTTTTTATTCATACCACTAATGTCTTTACCATAGTGTTTCTGAATCAACCACTGAATGCTATCTTCTTGCAGTTTCTCTGCAAAGAAGTTACGGTCAGATTTACTTGAAAGTGTACGATACTCATTACGCAAAGCCATTTGACGCTCTGGAGCAAGACCAGTAAGTTTAGCAATACGACGAATGCGTGCATCCATTTCAAGATATGAACGGTCACCACCAGCACCACCAAGAAATGCAATGCCAGCAGGTGCTTCACGAATCTGAGTATCAGGACTCAACCAAGTTAAGTAACGAATTACTGGCTGTGGGATTCCCTTAACAGCATCACTCTTAGCAACTTCTTTAGCAAAACTAAAGTTCTTAGAAGGATTAACTTCAACAATTAGACCTTTAGTGTTGGCTTCTGCAGCAGCAACACGTGTACGCTCAATAGAAGCAAACTTAGACCAAGTTGAAGTAATAGGGCTTTCGCGTACAGCAATGAACTGTGAAGGAACAAGAGCCTCATTGATTTTGGCTTTTTCTTCATCCAGTTTGTTAAGTTCTTTTTGGTATGCTTTTTCTGCAGCCATTTTTGCTGAAAGTTTTTCACCATCAACATCATCTTTACCAATGACAACTTGCTTAAGTTCAGTAAGGTCTTTATTAACTTTTTCTGTGGTTCCGTTAAGAACTTTTAACTGCTCATGCAGTTCACCACTTTGAGCCATAACTTTATCGTATGACTGTTTGTGACCAAGAGCAGCACTGATAACATCTGCAACATTCTGACGACCAGCAGTCTCACCACCAAGTTTGTAGGCAGTAGAGATGGCAGTTGCTAAACGTGCAGGGTCAGTTGAGTGACGAACAAAACCATAGTTAGAAATTGTTGTAACATCATCTGGGTTCTTTTCAACAAGAGCAAAGATTTGTTCTGCAGCAGTATTCTTACCAGGAGTGGTAACAGCATCCTGTAATTCTAGGTGAAGTTTTTCTGGAGTAACAAGTGGCTTGTTAGTAAACTTCTGTACATTGATTGGGCGTTCAATAAGGCTCTTACGAACATATGATGTTCCCTTTGACGCAGCAGCGGCAACAGGGTCAAGAATGTTAAAGCCTAGGTCTGAGATACCGGAGAAGAACTGTGCAGAGCCAGATGAAAAGAAATCATTAACTTGCTTAGAGTTTTCCCAGTTAAGTTTATCTGTACCTTGACGACCTGGGGTCCAGTCACCAATAAGACCTACAAGTGCACGACCAGGTGATACTGAGCGTCGCCATTCAGGTTCACCATCCACGCCTTGGCGTGCTAAATCAAAACCATGCTTCAACTGTTCGGTAAAACTTAGGTCACTATTTTGTTTACGATAATTGCTATTAAGTTCAAGAAGGGCAGATGTTAAGGCTGGGGCAACATAATCACGATATGGTTTAGCCAAATACATTAAAGCATTTAGTGGCTTTTCTGCAGCCTTGAGTACACCTTTACCAAATGAGGAATCCAATGCTGACTGAGCAGCGTCACCTACGGCATCTTTGGCTTGTTCGAATGGATTATTCTGATTGTCAAAGATGTAGTTTAGCGGATTTTGTGGACCCATTATCTACCCAATTTTCTGATTATCGTTCAAAATTAAAAGTTCATTAATAAATGCATCACGGTCATCATCATTTTGCCAATCGGTTAAGGCAAATGGAAAAACTACGTGAGCGTTCTCAACACCAAGAAGGTTTGAGAATGCGGCTATATTGCGAGACAGTGCCATTACTGACCACCCGCTACCGTCTTAACAAAAGACCAGAACTGTTGAAATTCTGGTGGAGTATCATCTTGAGCAGCAATGCTGTCAAGTTGTGAAGAATACTTTTTAATCATAGCATAACGGTCAGGTATTACATAGTCTGGTGTAAGACCAGGACCCATGCTAGAACCGTGAGTTACTGGGCGACCAGGGAATGTTGTTCCAGCATCGATTGGTGTAATAGGTGTAGCCATGTTGGCTGCACGCTTTGTTGCATCAATCTTTGTTGTTGGTTGTGCACCACCAGCAAGTGAAGCACCCTGTGTGGCTGCCATAGTGTCTGAACGGTAACCATACTGACCATTGGAAGGAACTTCCATCATAGCCTGTTTGCTACCTGCGCCACCATCGGTGCGTCGTGAAAGTTTACCGGGACCAGAAACTGGGGCAGGATTATTTGGTTTACGATATCCACCACGTGCCATGTTATGTTCCCTTCTTTACGATTTGTATTTTTCCACCAGTATTGATGTCAAGTTTTTTAGCAACATTCATTGCTGTGCTAATACTTGATGTAGCAAAGTATGCTCCAACCGCATAGGTTGAGCCACTACCAATACCATAAACATTTGTATTAGTTACGATAACACTGTAGTCTTCTGAGATTTGGAATAACTTGTTGTCTAATCCAACTAGAAAACTAAATGTGTCATCATCTTTGAGAGTGTAACCTGTTGATTCGTGAATCTTTCTTAATTCAGGAATAAACTGTGACACCATGAATTTGTACGGTTCTGAACCATCGTATCGTGGTGGTTCCCAAGCAAACATTGCTATATCGCAATAGCGTGAGTTGCCTGCACCAGCGATAACATAATCACCTGTTTGTACAATCTTTGGCATACTGTGATGTATGTATGCTCGGTCATCTGCAGTGACTTGTGAGTCTGCAGCGATTGTGAAACCATTCTTAGTTTGTACACCAAGAATAGTTGTCACTATGCACCGCCGCCCATAGCCGCTAGAATAGAGTTAATGTCTGGGGCTGATGCTGATTGTGCTTGTGCCATCTCTGGTGGCAATGCTTCAGCAGGTACAGGGTTCATATCTGTTGGTGGTACTTCTGCAGGTGACATTCCGCCCATGGCTGCTAGCATTTGCTCAGGTGGCATTACTTGCTGCTCTGGTGCAGCGACTGGTGCAGGTGGTGGTGGAGTAAATACTTCACCTACTGCATCTTCAATCATTTTGCCTTTGCGGCGTAAATCAATTACTTTAGCAATTTTAGCAACAATGTCTGACGGGTCTTGCCCTTGGGAAGCCATTTGAGGAATCGCTTCGGATAGGGAAGCAAGTGAACCGGACAAGGAATTACGCATTGATTCAACATCGATAACTTCCTGTTCATTTGAAACGTTCATCTGCCAAGGTAGTTCACGCATAACAAAGTCGCGTGATACTAGGTTTGCTTGGAGAGCCTGTAGAGCAAAGATAAGCGCTCGGTTGGGGTCAAGTCCTGCCATGAGTCCATATCGGGCTTGGACAGTATAGTCTCCAGCAATGTCTTTAATGGGGTCGTATTCGAGTTCGTAAGATGCTCCTCCTGCGGAGCCGATAATCTTTTTTCCTCCGCCGAAGAGACGTTCGTCCATTTTGAAGCAGAATGCAATAACGTCTTCAAATAGTTCTTGAAGGATTTGCTGACCTGCTTTAACTTGTGTATCGAATCCACCAAGCAGAGCCTGAACACCAGAACCCGTAATAATGCTCGCATCGACACTTCCTGACCGCCCTTCTGGGTAACGCGCACCTAGGCGCATTTCGGCTTCAAGTGTTTGCTGCTCCTGGAATACGCCTGGTGGTATTTGTAATGGTACGCGACCAATACCGTTAGGGTTGCTTGAACGCAAGATGGCGTCAGGTCCGAAAGCAAACTCTTCAACATCGTTAGGTACAACGAATGGTGCATTGACAGATTTCTCTGCAGCATCCATTGCTAACCATGCGAAACGTGCACGTGCAATTTGTGGGAAAATAATATCATCGAATTGTCCACGGGGATTATCTGGGTCAATCCCTGGACGGCGGGCAATCTTAACCATAAGTTCACCCATTGGGTTTCCTGCTTTAAGCAGAACTAGGTCACCACGTTCTGGTAGGAACAAAACAACTTGTTCTTTATCCTCATAGCGGATAAGTTCCATTTGTGTGTTTAGTTCTTGGTCGCGACCTTGACGACCTAAAATCTGTGACTCGTACTCGGGAAATTCGACAATGAGTTCACGTACTGATTTTATGTATCGTTTAGTGTAAGACACGAGTCGTCCGTGGCGGTCATATTCTGGGTAAGCACCTAGAGGGTTTTCCACTCGGATTCGTGGCAAAGCATATTCAAAATCTGGTTCAATAATGATTGGTAGGAAGCCGTAGGTTAAGTACCAGTCTGCGCCAACATACATTTGTGACTGCAGTTTAGCATACTGCATGTAGTGGTTGGCTATAACTGTTTTCTTGTCTGACTTCTTTTTTGCTCGGTCATTATTAGTATTTGCTGTTGAGCAGTTAATTGAT